CGGCAGCACCACGGGTGCGGCCTTCGTGCCCGACGTTCTCTCCTCGACCGTCATCCGGCTCGTGGACCAGTACTCGGCCTTCGCTCAGAACGCCACCAATGTGGTGATGCCGAGCGACGTTCTCCTGTTCCCACGCCGCACGGCCGGTGCGACCGCGTACTGGATCAATGAGAACTCTGCCATCACTGCCAGCGACCCCACTTCCAATCAGGTCACTCTGACTGCGAAGAAGGTCACGGGCGCGGTGACGATTGCGAGCGAGCTCCTGCAGGACTCGATCGTGTCGATCGCAGACTGGATCGCTGCTGAGCTGGCTCTGACGCTCTCCAACGCCGTGGAAGAGGCTGCGTGGAGCGGCAACCCCAGCAACGCTCCAGCGGTTGCCGGGCTCGTCACGACCTACACGGGTGGCCTGCTGGCGGCGTCTGCTGCCACCTACGCCGCCTCGCTCGTGACGGCTGCCGGTGACACGCCCGACGAGGTGACCAAGGCCAACTTGCTGGCCATGATGGCAAGGGTTCCGCAGCACTCGCGTGCCGGTGCCAAGTGGTTCTGCTCGCCGTTCTTCTTTGCGGCGTGCATGCAGAACCTTGACTTGGCCCAGGGCGGTTCGGTGGGTCTGTCGCAGGGCATGGGTCCGACGTTCCTCGGCTCGGAAGTGGTCCTCACCGACCGCCTGCCGGCCGGTGCGGACTCGACGGGTGCCATCATGGCGCTGTACGGCAACATGGCCAACAGCTCCTACTACGGCATCCGCCAGGCCATCGAGATCGCCAGCAGCGATCAGGTGAACTTCCTGTCGGACCAGACCGTGATTCGGGCAGTGGCTCGCGTTGCCATCACGCACGCGAACCTGGGCACCGACACCGTGGCCGGCCCGATGATCGGCCTCGTGGGTGCGTGAGCCTGACGGCTTGACGAGTGTGCAATCTTGAGCGGGCGGCTTCCACAACGGGGGCCGCCCGCTCTCTTTCTTGAGGCACGCATGCTAGTCAAAGTCGGTGGCACCGAAGTTGACATCAGGGTGGAAGCCGTGCTGTCCATGCCACGGCTCTCGTTCACGGCCAACCACTTCGCCTGGGCTCAGGCCCTGATGCCGCTCGGCATTCGCCCTACGATGGGCACTGGTGCGTTCTGGGACCAAGTAAACACCCGCGTGATGGAGCAGTTCATCGACTCGTGCGAGTACCTACTGGCCATTGACTACGACACGTTTTTCACCAAGCAGGACGTTGAGCAGTTATTCGCAATGGCTATGACTTTTCAGTGTGACGCCATCACCGGCATGCAGACTAAGCGTGAAGACGGCCGCCCGATGCTGACGCTGAAGGGCACGCTGGACAATCCGCCAGATGATGGGCACACGCAGGTGCCCAAGGAATGGTTTGCCGAGCCCGTGCAGGAAGTGGACACGGCACACTTCGGTTGCACCGTCATCAGCACAGCGGCACTCAAGCGCACAAAGAAACCGTGGTTCTGGAGCAAGCCAGACCCGCAAGGCGGCTGGAACGATGGGCGCACCGATCCAGATATCTGGTGGTGGCGAAACTGGCGAGACAGCGGCAACCGCGTCTTCGTCTCGCCGCGTGTCGTTTTGGGCCACGGCGAGTACGTCGTGACGTGGCCCGGCAAACACCTTACCGCCCCTGTTTTTCAGTGGACGACTGAGTTCACGAACACTGGCAAGCCGCCAGAATCTGCATGGAGTGTGGGCTAATGCCGAAGATTATGTTTACCCGCGCGTGGCGTGGCTACCGCAAGGGGCAAGTGGCTGAGCTTCCTGGCGGGATCACCACGCAGCTGCTCGCTCAGCGTGTCGCGGTGGAAGACAACCAGCAGTCGCTGATTGAAACGGCTGCTCTCGAGCACGACGCAGAAACCGCAGACGCCACCCCAAAGCGAAGAGGCCGCCGTGCAGTATCGAAGCCTGACTCGACAGACGCCGCCAGCCGTTGAGCCCGTCACGCTCGCGGAAGCCAAGGCCCACCTGCGGGTTGATACAAGCGGCGATGACGCTTACATCGGCACGCTGATCACGGCGGCCCGTGAGTGGTGCGAGCAGTACCTAGACCGCACGCTGGTCAATACGCAGTGGGTGATGCGGTTTGATTCGTTCCCGCCAGACGGCACCCATGACATTGAGCTACCACGGCCGCCCATGGCGACAGCCGGCACGACTACGGCAGTGGCCCTGACGTTCACCTACGAGAACGGCACGACAGCCACCTACTCCACAGCCAGCTACCGCGTGGACCGCAGCAGCACGCCAGGGGCGGTAAAGACTTTGTACGGCCAGACGTGGCCGCCGCACCTGATGGACGACAACGCCATCAGCGTGACGTGGTGGGCCGGCTACGGGGCCGCTGGCTCAAGCGTGCCTGCCGCTGTCCGCCACGCCTGCCTCATGCTCGTGGGCCACTGGTACGAGAACCGCAGCACGGTGCTCGTGGGCAGCATCAGCAAGCCGCTTGAGTTTGCCGTTGAATCGCTTCTCTCGTCACAGAAATGGGGCAGCTACCAATGAGCCTTGAAGGACGAATCAACGTAGACGTGCTGTTCCACGACAAGGACGGCACGGCATCGCTCAAGGTGGTGAGCCTGCAGGACTCGCAGGCGTACACCAGCGGCAAGGTGGCCATCGTTAGCGGTACGTGCGGCACTAGTGCCGTGACTATCCAAGTCGCGCCAACAGCCTACAGGGACGCGAGCGGCGCGTTTGTTTCGTTCTCTGAGATTGAGTGCTACGTGATTAAGTCCGGGCCGGCTCCCTTGGTTGTGAATAACCCGACTGTGACCGTGAATGCGAACTCGTTAAGCATTGTTTCAACATCCTATGGTGATTTTGATGACGCCGGGCAACTGCCGACAGTGCGCACAAACGCAGGCACATCTTCGTACACCATTGCGATGTACGGCACATGATTGACGCCGGCAGCCTCCGCGAGCGCGTGACGGTGGAGCGGGCTTCCGAGTCTCGGAACGCTCTCGGGGAAACCGTACTCTCGTGGGCCACGTTCGCGGAACGCTGGGCCAGCGTGGAAGGCGTATCGTCCCGCGAGCTTTTGCAGTACGGGCAGCAGCAGATTGAGGTTTCGCACCGCGTCCGCATTCGGTGGCTGGACGGGCTGACGCAATCCATGCGGATCGTCTGGCGTGGCCGCACGCTGGAGATCGTCAGCCTGCTTGAGCACGGGAACCGTAGCGAGCACGAGCTCGTCTGCCAGGAGGCCGCCTAGATGGCTGTTGCTGGCGTCAACCTTTCGCTCGACACGTCCGAGCTTCTGCGGCTGCAGGAGTCGCTCGGCAAACTCTTTGACAACGCAGGGCTTGCCGACACTCTTGGCGATGCTTTGGAGAAGGCGCTGGAGCCGGCAAAGCTGCGGCTGCGAGAGAACACGCCAGCCGGGCCTACTGGCAATCTCAAGCGTGCCGTGAACATGAAGATCGTGAGGTACAAGGACAGCGGCGTGGCCGTGGGCCTGCTTGGCTACAACCGTGCTGGCCAAGGCAAATCAAAGAGCGCAGCCGGCGGCACGGTGCAGGCTGGCCCTGACAGGGCTTTTCATCAATGGTGGCTTGAGTTCGGCACCAAGCAGCGAGTGATTGCCAAGCTCTCAAACAAGCCCTACCAACGAAAGGCTCACCAGAGAACGATGAAGTCTGGCAAAGTGGCCAGCATCAAGGCTCACCAAGTCTCTGGGCAAAACGCCTACATCGCATCGTCATACAGTGAGCTGGGGCAGTTCAAGATGATGAAGACGCCCCGCCCTCCACGAGGAGAGAGCGGCCATCGAGTGCAGACAGATCCTGCCTACCCGAATGCGTTCTTTCAGAAATCCACAAAGCCAATCGTCATTCCTGCCATGAATCCTGGCGGCAGCGGGGAGCCGCCCCTGCGAAAGACGTGGCGTGAGTATCAGGGCAAGGTGGCCGAGCGGCTCACGTCTGAGTTGCGGATTTCCCTTGAGCGTGCCCTGGAGGCGCTCACGTACACCAGCACCGGCAGCGTGACTGGTGCCACCATCCAGGCTGGAGGCTAGCCGTGCTGAAGTCACCAGAGCAGGCAGCTGCTCGAGCACTGATTGCAGATCCCGCCGTAGCCATGATTCTTGGCCAGCGTATCTGGCCCGTGATCGCACCGGCGTCTGCGTCCCTGCCGTTTGCCACATGGCGACGCACTGGCGTCAGCCGCTCGCAAGGGCTCTCGGGCCCGACAGGTGCCACGTCTGTGCAGTTGGCGGTGGACGTGTTCTCGACCAC